ATGAAAAAATTTTTTCTCTTACTGCTGCTAGCCTCGGCTAGCGTTACGGCTCAGACATCTAACGAATCCGTCTTGCAAAAATCTCTTAAACCTTGGCGGCCCCTCTCGATAAACGACAATGGTGGCATCATCACTATGGTCACGAACGAAGACCGTGTTACACCTCAGGTTTACGAATCCATAATTCTTATGGGGGTTTGCGTGCCTTTTCTATCACAAAACGCCCATGTCTGGTATTTAAAGAATACCAGCGAAGTGCATGTGTTGAATCGCTTTGGGCGCAATGGATTTGCATTCGAATCCCCAAGGAAATCATGTAAAGAAGTCGCCCAGTCCAAAGGGGATGATGCAGGATTGGTTATATCAACATACACTCATAATCTATAGAACCAGCCCCGCAAAGCGGGGCTTTTTCATATAGCAAAACTAAGCTGATCGCTGCCGTAATGCGATGCGGGGAATGCATCTGAGGGGATAAAACCAGGTGGCAACTTTTCGCGATGGCCGCGCTTCGTTACCAGTTTTTCAACGCTATTCAGGGTGGTAAATGTAATGCTGCACTCAAAGTTCTGGCACTGGTGATAATGCCGAACGGTGGTGTTACTCAAAGGACGACTGGTGCGCGTCTTGGCGACAGCACCGCAAATGGGACACTTGAACATGATGGCCTCCCGGCTGGGAGTTGAACTCACTGTTATTATGGCTGCTATGACTCTGTTTCCGCAATCCATTCAGGTATTTTCGCCTCAAGCTCCAGCTGCGTTTTAAATCCGCCATCGTCGATCGAGTGTGTGGCCTTCGCAATTATCCAGTCCTGATTGTTAATATCCGTTTTAAAGCCCGACACCGTGCCGTGCATTTCCGGGTACAGATCTGCGCGGCCATAAGCGAGCGTCATATTAAATTCGGCAGCACCGCGTTTAAGCTGTTGCCACTTCGCCGCAGCGGCGCGTTGAGCGGCAGTCTCGCTGCTGTAGGTTGTCCGCAGCACAAATACGTTGCCGTCTTCGCCCGCGATATAATCCCCTTCCCGGCTGCTGCTGCGCGGCTTCTTCTCGGTTTTCTTCTTACGGGCTTTAACGGTGACTTTTTTCTTTTTGCCGAACTCCAGATCCAGCCAGTACGCCTGCACTCCGGTATAGGCGTCACGGTCTGCGATACGGAACGAATGTCGGTCACCGCTGGATCGGGTGATCGCAAACTCCGGCAGGGCTTTGCCGTTCGCGCTGGCGCCACCGCCCGGCAGTATAAACAGGAGGCTACCGTTTTTGACGGTGGCAATAGCCCCCAGCAGATCGGCCATCCTCGTCAGAAATGACATATCGCTTTCCTGGGTCTGGTCTGCGTGATCAATCTCAGCGCTCATCAGCTGCTCGGAAATTACCGGCGTCAGCTTGTAGCGCCGGGCGATAGCCGACACAATGCGCTCAACCGTCACGTCATGCCATGACACCTCGCGCTTGACGTTGAACTCATCCCGAAAATCTGCGCTGCGGGCGGTGATCTCCAGTCTGTCCGGCGGCCCTGAATGCGCAACTTCGTCGACAGTGTAAACCCCTTTGTAAACCAGCGGCTCACCCTGCCAGCCCAGCGACACTGACAGCTCTGCACCGCGCGGTGGCAGCTCAATCAATCCGTCGCTGTCGTCGATAGCAATAGTCAGTTCGTCCGCTTCAAAACCGCGATTGTCGGTCAGCTCCAGCGAAATAATGCGGGGATCCATCTGCGTCAGAGCGGCACCGCCCATCATGATGCTGAATGCCGGCACGCGCGACAATTCGGACTGGTAATCCTGGAATCGCTGCGCCGCTTCGCTCAGTAGCGCTTTTGCTTTGTCGATCGTGTCCGTCGTGAGTGCCATGTGCATACCTCCGCCGCTGATGGTTTCATGCGCGCGCGATGCTGGCGATGGCTTTTTGTTGTCGCAGGCCGGTCACAACCCTGATGGCACGACAGCGGCCAGCCAGTCCGGCGATGATGACCGCGAACTCACTCAACATGATGGCGGTAGAGTATGACCGACAACTTTTTTCACGGGGCGCGCGTCAAGGAAAATACTGACCTCCAGACCGCGATCAATGACATTGATTCAACGGTCATTGGTCTGGTTGCGGTAGCCGAAGACGCCGACCCTGTCACCTTTCCACTTAACACTCCGGTGCTTGTGACGCGGGTTATCAGCGTGCTCGGCAAAGCAGGTAAAACCGGTTCGCTTTACAAATCGCTGAAAGCTATTTCCGATCAAGTCAGCACCCGCGTGATCGTTGTGCGTGTGGCAAAAGCTGAAGCGGGTGAAAACAAGCCTAGTCAGTCGCAACTGATTATCGGCGGCACGCAGGCAGACGGCAGCTATACCGGCATGTTTGCTTTTCTGACAGCGGAGCAGAAAACGGGCTATCGTCCACGCATTCTCGGCGTTCCTGATTACGACACTGCTGAAGTGACCGCGCAGCTTCGGGTTATCGCGAAGCAGCTGCGGGCATTCTCATACAGCTACTGCGACGGCTGCGACACTATTGCTGAAGCCAAAACCTACCGAGAAACGTTTGCAGAGCGTGAAGGTATGCTGATTTGGCCTAACTTCATCGCCTATAACCCGGCGACTGGCGCCAATGAAGAGTTTCCCGCTGTGGCGTATGCGCTGGGTCTCCGCGCTCTGATCGATAACGAGCAGGGCTGGCATAAATCACTGTCTAACGTGCCAGTGAAAAACGTGCTGGGGATTTCTAAGGATGTGTTCTGGGCGTTGCAGGCGGAGGACTCCGACGCGAACGAGCTTAACGCTAATGAGATCACCACGCTGATTAAACGCGACGGCTTCCGCTTCTGGGGTAACCGCGTGACGGATACCGAAAAATTTATTTTCGAGGTGTACACGCGAACCGCGCAGATCCTGGCGGACAGTATCGCAGAAGCGCAGTTCACCACAGTGGACACCCCGCTGACCCCGGCGAACGTGAAAGACGTGGTGAGCGGCATCAACGCCAAACTACAGGCGCTGGTTACCGCGGGCAAACTGATTGGTGCGGCGTGCTGGTTTGATATCGTTGATAACCCAACCGTTGGCCTGCGGCAGGGTAAAGCCATCGTGCGCTACAACTACAGCCCGGTACCGCCGCTGGAAGACCTGACGATGATCCAGACGTTCACCGATCAATACTACGAACCGGCGTTCGCGTCGCTTGGGGGTGAATAGTGGCTATTCCCAAAAAACTTCGGCTGTTTACCCTCTTTGTTGACGGGGAAAACTTCATCGGGAAAGTGCCAAGCGTCACGCTCCCGAAACTCACCCGGAAAACAGAAGACTACCAGGGCGGCGGCATGGTCGGCGCGGTGGCGGTAGATCTGGGTCTTGACTCCGGGGCGCTGGACGCGTCGATGGTAGTCGGCGGTGTGGTCGAGACGCTGATCCTGAAATACGGTGGCGATATTGACGAAGTGCGCCTGCGTTTTGCTGGCGAAATTTACAGCGGCGGGACCAGTTCTTTGCTGGAAGTTGAGATGCGAGGCCGCATCACTGAAATCGATCCTGGTGATGCGAAACAGGGTGATGATACCAATCACACCTACGCCATCAAAAACACCTACTACAAAGAGTCGGTAGACGGTAAGCCACTGCTGGAAATCGACCTGCTGAACTTTATCTACAAGCGGAACGGGCAGAACCTCTACCCGGATCGCATTATGTCAGCGCTGGGTCTCGGCAGCTGATAACCCCTTTAACTCACCTTTAAGGCGGCCTGCGGGCCGCCCGGAGAAACTGTTATGTCCGTTATTCTCAGTAAGCCGATCACGCGCGGCGACCAGGAAATCACTTCCGTTACCATTAATAACAATATCAAACAGGCCGGCTCCCTGCGCGGACTGCGTCTTGTCGATGTGCTGAACTTCGATTTTGATGCGGTCTCTACCCTGCTGACCCGTGTCACCACGCCGTCGCTGACCACCTCCGACGTCGCGGGGATGGCAACCGGTGATTTCACTGCTCTGTGTGAAGAGATCACGCCTTTTTTGACGAAACCGGCGCCGTCCGCACCGAACGCAGCGGAGACGGAGAGCGAGTAAGAGAGGCGGTATTTTCTGACGTCGACGATCTGATCGCCGACATTGCAGTTATTTTTCACTGGCCGCCCTCCGAGATGTACGGCATGGAGCTGCGCGAGCTGATGGCTTGGCGCGAGAAGGCGGCCATCAGAAGCGGCAACCATGAACAGGAGGATGACGATGGATCTTAGTATTCGCGTTGCGTTCAGTGCTATTGATAAGCTCACCCGCCCGGTCAGTGCCGCCAGTAAAGCCATTGGCGGCCTTTCTGACTCCCTCAAAAAAACACAGTCTTCCATCAAGGACCTGGAAAAAAGCGCGTCGTCTTTCGACAAGCTGCGCTCACAGGCCAACGATACCGCGCAAAAACTCCGAAGCACCCAGCGTGCCTTTGATGGCCTCAATCAGAAGCAACGCGAGGGCGGGCAGCTTACCGAGGCGCAGACGGCGCGGCTTGAAACGCTGCGGAATAAACTCTCGCGCCTGACAGACACCTATAACAAACAGACCACCCAACTACGCGCAGCCGGACAGGCGGTGCGTCAGCATGGCGTTAACCTCAATGCCGGTAGCGGTGCGGTGCAGGCGGCCATTCGGCGAACGGAGCAATACAGCCAGGCGCTTGAGCGTGAACGGCAGCGCCTGGCTGCGGTCACGCGCGCGCAGGCAAGTTATGAGAGGGCTAAGGAAACCGGCGCGAAACTTCGCGGCGGTGGCGCGATGGCAATTGCTGGCGCGGGCGCTGCCGGATATGCGGGCGGGCGCTTCCTGGCCCCTGCCGTTGGCTTTGATGAGGAAATGTCCCGAGTTCAGGCGCTGACGCGACTCGATAAGGGTGACTCACAGCTCGCCGCTCTGCGCGCTCAGGCGAAAAAGCTTGGCGCGGAAACGGCATTTACCACCCGTGACGCGGCCAGCGGTCAGGCGTTCCTCGCGATGGCCGGCTTCACTCCGCAATCAATCCAGGCGGCATTACCTGGCGTGCTGAATATGGCGCTGGCCGGCGGAATGGAGCTGGGCGAAAGTGCCGATATTGGATCAAACATCCTTTCTCAATTTACCCTCCCTGCCGGTGAAATGGATCGTGTCAGTGACGTGCTGACGGCTGCATTTACCCGTACCAACACTGACTTGCGAAGTCTTGGCGACACGATGAAATACGCCGGGCCCGTGGCGTCAAAGCTGGGTATCAGCCTGGAAGAGGCTGCCGGGATGGCGGGTATTCTGGCTAACAACGGGCTCCGCGGTAGCGATGCTGGTACAGCTATGCGAGCTTCACTGGCCCGCCTTGCATCCCCTACAGCCGGAGCGGCAAAAGCATTAAAACAGCTTGGCGTATCGGTATCGGATGCCAGGGGTAAAATGCGACCAGTTGAAACTATTCTTCTCGACCTCTACAAGACAACTAAAAAATACGGACAAGTTGATCAGGTTGGATTCTTTAAAGACATTGCCGGGGAAGAGGCTTTTGTTGGGCTGCAAACACTGGTTGCAGGTGCGGGAAGTGGAGAACTGCAAAAGCTCGTAAGGGAACTAAAAGGCGCAGGAGGTGAGGCGTCTGCTGTCGCTAAAAAAATGGCTGACAACCTGAGTGGCGATCTGAAAAACCTCGACAGCGCCTGGGAAGGATTTCGCATTCAGATTGAAGAGACCGTTGATGGCCCTCTTCGCAAATTAACACAAGGTTTAAGTGATGCGATCACAGCTGCGAGTGAATGGGTAAAAGCCAATCCGCGCCTTGCACAAACATTGTTACTGGTGGCTGGCGGGGCTCTGGCGCTGACAGTTGCTGTTGGCGCCCTCTCGCTTGCTGTCGGTATTCTGATTGGGCCGCTGGCAAAACTACAGCTCGGCTTCGCGGTGCTAACCGGTGGTCGCGGCATTCTCGGCACTATTGCCGCATTCCGCACCCTGGGCACTACCGCTGGCCCGGTGATGGCAAGCATGCGCGGCTGGCCCGTCGTTATAACTGGTATCGCATCCGGTTTTGGGAGGATCTCCGCCATCATGCCCGCGATTCGGGCTGGGTTAATGGGTGCGTTTCTGGCGCCCGGTGCTGCGTTGGCCTCCCTGGGTAAAAACCTTGCCATGCTGATGCTCAGGCTTACCGGCCTCCCTGCGTTGTGGGGGGTGATTACCGGTGCGGTATCTGTGCTGGGTGGCGCACTGTCTTTCCTGTTAAGCCCGATCGGGTTAATTGGTGCGGCGTTTGTTGCGACGGGGCTGCTTATCTGGCGCTATTGGGAGCCCATCAAAGCCTTTTTCTCTGGTTTCTTTACTGGTGTGTGGCAGGCGTTAACACCTGTCAGAGCTGCTTTTTCTGCACTGGTGCCTGTTTTCTCCGCGCTGGGTAATGGCATCAAGGCTGTCTGGGAGTGGTTCAAAAACCTGCTGACCCCGATGCAGACCAGTAAAGACACGCTGGATAAGTGCGCGTCGGCTGGCGAAACCTTTGGGCGGGTAATGGGTACCGCGCTTAGTGTTCTGTTATGGCCGCTCCAGCAGTTAATGAACGGCGTCAGCTGGTTGCTTGAAAAACTGGATCTTATTCCCGACGGCATCGAAAGAGCCAGGCGGCAAGCAGATAAGGCACAGAGTGCGCTGGAGGCATCAGCAGCCGCGCTGGCCGGTCATCAGCTGCCACTTGGTCAGGCCACCGTGTCCGGTGCTGGCAGTGGAAAGCCGCCGGTTATTACCGGCGATAATGGCACTCTTCGGCGCCTGAATAACATCGCTGATAACACAAAAGCGACGGCGAATAACACGAAGAAAATTGGCCCCGGGGATATTGTCTTTAAAAACCTGCCGCGTGCGCTGGCGCTGCGTGGTCCCTATCAGGAAGCGCGTGTTATTCCGCAGCCTGTGCCGCGTGTGTCCGCCGCTGCGGCCGGCGGCATTCTGTCAGTGCCGACGGCGGCGCAGGGGGCAACGTCTGCGCCGGTCGCCGCATCGTCAGGTGCTGCGCCGTTCTTCCAGTTGGTCTTTAACGACGTCGGTAAACGCTCGGATCAGGAGCTGGAAAAAATGGTGCGTAACGCCGTGCGCGATGCAATGGCCAGCACCCGCAAAACTAACCGTGGTTCATTCCGCGATCGGGAGTAAGGAGTTTTTTATGATGATGATTTACGGGATGTTTGTTTTTACGCTGCGCACTGCGCCGTATCAGCAGCTGCGGCACTCCCAGGCGTGGCGGCACGTTAAAAATGACCGGGTTAACCAGTCTGCGGCCTGGCAGTATATCGGGCCGGGTGACGACACAATCACGCTCGACGGCGTACTCTACCCGGAAATCACAGGCGGCCGGTGGTCGCTGTCGGCGCTGGAGACGATCGGCTTTGCCGGTCGCCCCTGGCCGCTGATTGAGGGTGACGGGCAGATTTACGGGATGTACCTCATGACGCAGCTGGAGCGAGGAAAAACGGAGTTTGACCGCTACGGCAACCCGAAAAAGATTGAGTTTACGATCAGTCTTTCGCGCGCCGATGGTGATTTTCGCGAGAAGCTACAGACGTCGTCTGTCAGTGATGTGCTGGATGATCTGAAGTCCAGCGCGACAAAAGCGGTTAACTCTGTTTCAACTTCTATCAAGAGCCTGTTTTAATCCACAAAAAAGCCCCTTCAGTAAGGGGCTTTCACTACCGGCAGACATCGCCATTTCTGACTATGGTGGTACCGCACCGCCACTTCTGACCGTACTGCAGTACCGTTAATTTTGACGGTACTCGATACTCACGCCACCCGCGCCCAGCACATCAGCATGATATGCGCCTCTACTACGCTGAACGATCTACCCTCGCCGAGGTTATCGGTTTTGCCGGTGGTGTTGTGTTTGTGGGCGGGGTTGTCAACGATATGGTTATGATCGTCAACTTCACTGGTGTAATTGCGGGTGCGGTGGCTGTCATTATCGGAGCCGACAATATAATCCCCGTCCCATGCCTCACCCGGCGCCGCCATTCCCCCCTGATGTTTGTGCCTGCCAGCCCCCCTGGTTGTCAGCTCCTGCGCAGGTAACTCGCTGGTTTCGCCGCTGACGTCAATCTGCACGACTGGCAGGTTAGCCCGCTGTAGCGTGACATTATCGCTGCCGCCGGTCTTACCAACGTTCGCACCGCTGGCTTTACCGATACGGATAGTCCTGTCTTCCCCGGTATAGACCCACTCTGTCCAAGGGTAGCGCTCGTTGGGGTTCACGTTCTGCGCGTAAAACTTCACCGTGCCGACGGGGTTATCCAGCTCCCAGGCGGCAGTGATAGCAGCCTCAACAGCCAGCCTTACCGCCAGCGGTGTGGCGGCTTTATCCTGGGCGTTACTGTTAATGGCGTTACTCAGCCGGGTAAATCCTTTTTCGTTCAGGGTGGCATCCGGGTGATCCCGCGAGCCTGCATGATTGCTGAGTTGCTCATCGGTGTAATCTTTGATTTCATTACCGGCATTAATCACATCTTCGACTGTCGCCAGCACAATTCCCGGATCAACGACAAGTTCAACAGCCTCGGTACTGCTGACCGCCAGCCAAATACGGAGGATGGTAAAGCGCCCTGAACCTTCTGCCAGGGCGGGTTTATGCGTTTCCGGGACGTTGGCAACTGCCATGCACACACCGGCATCGTCAAACAGCGCAGCCTCCCGGATGGTAAATCCGCCCACCTCTGGCGGAATTATCATTTCCGCGATAATGATATCCTCAGTATCGGATAACTTCAGGCTGTTCAGTTGCGTCCGGAAGCGCTCGTTAACCAATGAAGTCTGATTTTCGCCAGGAGTTGTTGCACTGCCACTACCATCACCTACGGACATTTCAGAGAAAATAACTCTATTCCCGCTGACGATAGCGGCGGCAATTTTTTCCCGGCCTGCAACTGTGATTATTGATTTAAATATCTTACTCATAATTTTAATTTCACATTAAATTTCATTAAATATTTAACTATCAATTACATTGCACACCTATTGATGCTAAATCTTAAAATCATTTAACAACACTGCTATCTATAAAGATATTTTCTGTATTTTCATTGCATAGCTTTTTCTCAGCTAGTGTCAGCAACTCCACATCCAGTCCGTCGATAGAAACCGGCTCATTCCCATAAAAATTATATGTATACCCCGAGTCATAGCTCACCATAACAGTCGCGGTTACAGATGCACCAGTGACAGTGATAGCTGTTACCTTAAAGAGCGCATCAATTACTGAAACTTCACTTGGCAGACCTACCCCTGACTGAGTCGAACGATTGATTGTTATCTCTTTTTTCGCTGAAAATGGCATTTTTTAATCCTCTACAAGGTAATCATGATATCGAAGCTGATATCCATTGTTCCTGTTAAGGACAGTGGATTGATATACGCTCCGGTTACGGCATCAAATAATATAATTGCCATAGTTTTTCCTGACGCATCCGTTTGCGTTGTGATTGTCACTGCTTTGCCTGTGGTATTGCGATTCAGTACCCCATGTCCACAATATGAGATGGACTCGCTCTCGCCAAATTGCATACTGATGACACTGGATTCAGTCCACGCTGTGAGCTTTGTATTCCCGGCACCAACGGAAATAGCTGCCGTGCCTGTCACGATGGCACTCACCGTTCCATCGTATACATCACCTATCGCGTAACGTGGTGCCGCCCCGGCTGCGTACCCTGTTCTTTTTTGAAAGGTAAATCCAGCCGCGCCGTTGAACGCGAATGACATTTTCAGCCGACGCTCCTGCAGGATACCCGACCTTGTTGTGTTGACGATCGATACGGGAACCACGCTCCACGGATTTGCATTCCCGGATGGGAAATTAACCGTCGCGATAGTGTTTGTTGTGCAGATAAAATTATCCGGGCGGCCATTTTCAACCGAGCCGGATATACGTCCACTGACAAAAATTTTCCCGCCAGGTGACACATAAAATTTATTTCCTGATGAGGGAGCCATACTCCATCCGTCGAAATGCACCGTGCTATCTGTGTTGTGGATAGAATATGTCGTCGCGAATTCAAATCTGCAGTTTTTGCAGTAGATATGTTGCTCCCCCATTCCCGGGGCACGGGTACCAATCGCCTGAAGGTTTATGCCGTTATGGTCTAAAAGCATATTGATAAGATGGACGTCGGTGCTGTCTGCAGCGGCACCCTTTATCAGAATGCCAGCCCCATCACAGTTAAAAATCTTACCGTCAGAGAAAGTCGTAAATACCCCCGTAGCCAGATACGGGATCGGAGTCGCAGCATTATCGACAACCATATCAAATCCATTTCCCGTATAGTTCCATACATATGTCCTGTCGAAGTGGACGTCGAAAACCGGGTTTCTGACCTGAATCGCATGTCCCGTTGCTTTTCCACCACCGGTTAAACTGGTTCCGTCTATAAAGCAGTTACTGAGCCGAATATTACTGATTTGTGCGTTGACGGCGTTTGGGTCCCATAAACGGAAGAATGACCGCTTACACCAGATATCCTTAAAAAGCTGTGAGACTACAATATTGGAACTACTTCTTAAGTAAACGGTCGCGCCGAACAGGGCCTTAGTTCTTGACCCCATAAGGCTGACACCGGCGGGGACATAAATCGTCCCGCACGGATAAAACGTCTCCGCGACCGGGAACCAGACCGCCGCCAGCCCTGCCTTTTCAGCAGCATTTAATGCATTCTGAATAGAAACCGTATTGGCGGCGGTATAGGTTGCGGTATCGTCTGATGCCACTGCGCCGAACCATGTCACATCGTACGAGGCGATATTTACTCGTTTCCAGTACCAATTCGCCTGACCAGCAGGCACACAAATGGTACCGCCATCGTCAGGAGCTACGCCACTAACAGCAATAAACTCACCACCACCGGTTTTTCCGCCTGGATGGTACGCAGCCAACAGGACTCGCTGGCCCGGACGCTCAGGAATGATGTTTTTTAAGGATGCATAGCTGGGAACCTGACCAATTAACTTAAACCCGTCTGCTGAAATCATGGTCTGACGAATAACGGCGTCTGATGTATATGCCCAACATCCAGCCCCTACACCACCGGTGCTCTGTGGTGTACTGCCAGCCAGAACCGTCTTTGGAAACTTACCAGTCCACACCAGGCGGTAGGCGCCATACATGATTTCCTCGCGAGGTGATTCAAGTGTTGCACCCTCGTCGAATGTCTTCACTGCGCTGACTTTTTCGGCAATTAGCTTATCTGATTCATCAGCAGCCTCTTTCAGGTAGCGCGTGCGGTTGGCAAGACTTTTCAATGGTCTATTTGCCACACCGTCCAGCCCCCCGGACACGCGCTCACGCCTGGAAATCAGTTCAATCTCGTCTTCCCATTGCGGGAGTTCTGGCATTCTGGTCATGGCATTACCCGTAATTAAAATTGCCGTCGTGGAATATCACGCCGTTGTACGTAATGTTTTCTTCAGCCTCAAAATCGGCCGGATAAATACTGATAATGTCGCCGCTGCACAGCGTTGAGCCGGTCCAGATATCCCCCCGCACCTTTGCCGCGATATTGAGCTGTGAAGGATGCCTGCTTACCGGCTTTGCATCGTCGATCAAGCGGTTCAGCTCGCTCAGCGTTTTTTGCGTCAGTCCGACCTCGTTAACGTCCACTTCAAGCCGGAAGGTGCCCGGCTCGTCGCCGACCTCAAACCACTCGGCAAACGTCGCTGAAAACCCCATATCTTCAATGACGCGGCGTACTGCGGCGCGAGTCCCCTTGCGCCGGTGCAACCAGTACGATCTCTGGATGGCGGCAATCTTGCGATCTGCCGGCCAGGCCTTGTCCCACCGATCAACCGACAACGCCCACGCCAGATACGGCAGTAAATCCACCGGGCACGCAGTCGGCGTCCACAGCGTGCGAAGCGCGACGGTGATCGATGACAGTCTGGCTGTTCCCGCCTCGGTATAGCGGAGCCAGCCCCCGGAAGACGGTGGCAGAAGAGAGTTACTCATCGGTGCCGCCGTTTTCCACGTTGTACCCGGTATTGCGCGCGACCTGGGTGTTATCGATCTGCAGATCGCTTTCCGGGGAGTTGATCACAACACGCTGCACCCCCTGCACATGCAGTGCCGCCGAAATGGCGGAGCGCACCACGTCACGGCCGATTTTTTTATCAGCGTTCGCCAGAAAGGTCTGCAGCGATGTCAGTGCGGCGTTAATGATCGGCTCCGATTCCGGGCCCGGATACAGATACAGGGTGGCATCAATTGCATATTCAATAATTTCGGCACCCTGTACCGTCACGCGATCGCCCAGCGGGCGCGTATCTTCATCGTTGACCGCTGCCTGCACCGTCGCGATCAGTTCGGCTGATGGCGTGCCGTCACCGTCACTGGACAGGATGGCAATGACCACCTCGGCCGGTGCCGGGCTCGTTGCACGTACAGCGGCCACTTTGCCGCTGGCGCTGCGGGCGAAATACTCATAAGCCGCCGATGGTCCGGCGACACTCATCCCCTCAAACGCGGTCTGCGCACGCAGGCGTAGCGCCTCATCACCCTCCATCACTGCATCAGCAGTGTCGGTCGCGGGCGTGATGGTGAGTCGCTCCGTGTCCAGATTGGCCGCGATATTGTCCAGGTCGTCGCCTGTCGAATGACTCAGCATGCATGCCGCTGCACCTTCGTTGATTCGCTGGCGCAGCAGTAGTTCGCGGTACGCCATCGCCTGAGCAATGATGTTTAGTGGCTCGGACTCCAGACCCAGCGCGGCGGCAACGGCTGATTGCTGATCGGCAGGAAATGCCGCTACCATGACTACTTTCACCTCGGCGAGAATGGTCTCGAAGTCGAGTTCTTCGATAATGGTTGGCTTCGGCAGTTGCGACAGGTCAATCGTTGGCATTGTTGGCGCCCCTTAATGTCACCGCGCGGGTGCTTTTTTCCATGGTTTCCGTCAGCATGCCGGACAGTGCGGCGGTCACCGCACCGCTGGATGAATAAGTCACGTTGATGGTATCCAGCACAATGCGCGGCTCCCATGCGGCCAGCGCGATGACTGCTGCGCTCATCAGTTGCAGCCGTGTGACGTCGTTTTGCGGGCTGTCGATAAGATCAGGGCACAGTGAGCCGTAGTTACGGCGCATCAGGCGACTACCAACCGGCGTCAGCAAAATGTCGTTAACCGACTGCCACACATGATCTTCGTCGGTCAGTGTGCCGGTGCCTGCGGCATTCATACCGCGATAGCGCTCTGTCATCGCGTACCCTCCGTCCAGCTTCCGCCGCGCTCAACAGCGCCGTGGTCGTGGTCGTCCACCTGTACGCCGTTTGACTTGAACTTACCGCCGGTATGATTGAAGTTGCCGCGCATCTTTCCACCTTCGGTTATGTCCAGATTTTTGGCGCGTAGCAGGTTGGTGCAGTTCACCTCTGGCGTATCCAGGGTGACAATTACCGACGCCTCAATCACTGCCGACTTGATGCCTTGCACCTGCAATGCGCCCGCCTCCGCGTCATAGCGGAACTTTGCGCCGTCCGGTGCCGTCACCACCATCTCGTTGCGCGACGCGCCTGGTGCAGGGTTGTCGTCGCTGTACAGACTGCCGCCGATAAAGGCGACGTCGGTATTGCCGCCCAGGCACAGGAACCAGACTTGCTCACCGATGGATGGCGGGATCCAGACTTTAAACGCACCGGCGCGCTGTGCGTTCCAGCGTAACCAGGCGGTTTCAAGTCCGCCGCTATGCACGCGAACCCGCCATTTTTCCTCGTCGACCTCCGTTACTGTGCCGGTGCGTACGACGTTCTCAAACAGGCGAAGCAGTTCGACGAAATCCATCAGCGCACCCCCAACGAATCGATCACCTGGCGAGCTATTGCCATGCGATCGGCTTTGCTCAGGCCCAGCAGTTCACGGCGCGGGTATGTTGCCATTGCGCCGCTGCTGTTGACTTTGTCACGCAAGCCGAATTGATGGACGCGGGCGATACGTGCGGCAACGCCTGAGTACCCCACCTCGACACCGTCAGCGGTGGCGCGGGTCTTCAAAAATCGCGCGGTACGCAGGCGTCGGAACATGGGATCTGGTTTGGTGATGTTCTGGCGCCTTTCGTTAAAGCTGATGTTGAGATAGCGCTCAATATCCTCCGTATAGAACGAGCGTACGGCGCCACGGTCTTCATCAAAACCGGTCAGCATACGGCCACGACTGCCACGCGTCGCCCGCCAGTTACGCAGGCGACGCTTTTCGCCCTGCCAGATAAATCCAATCCCAGCTTGTAAGCGCAGTACGCGGCGACTACGTTTTGGGTACGGAGTTCCATCCGGCGCGGTCTGCCTGCCAATGCGCTGGCTTTGGCTCCGGCGTAGCGTGGTGCCGATACTGCGGGCGGTACGCTGACGCCCGGACAGAGACATGCCCGACAAGATGGCTGAAAAAGCCTCATCAAGTTGATGAAAAATGGCGTCATTGTCACTCATGCCAGCTCGCCTCCGGACTCCGGATCAAAGACCATTTCCCACTCACCGCCGTTAAATCGCGGGCGCTGCTCGGCCAGATGCTCCGCCTTCGGCGCGCCATTGCTGTTTGTTACCATGACGCGCTCCCAGACCGGCACCTTAAACAGAATGTCGGCGACGTCGTCATTGACGATATCCGCGTCAAATTCCACCTTGCGGTTATTGTCCGGGTTCAGCAGCAGGTCGGGCTGTTGCTGCCAGACCCACGCCAGCAGCGGCAGCATCAGATCGTCAATCTGGCCGGGAAAATCCATCGCCAGCACCTGAATGGTGTAGTGGTACATGAACGACGCTTCGCCGGTCGCCTCGATCTGGATATGGCCTTTTTCCACCCAGACGGTGATCATCTCCGGGTTGGCCTTGCACCATGTGTTACCGGCAATCAGCGCAGCACGCAGCAGTTCCGCTTTTTTCACTTTATCCCCCTGGCGATACGCCGCAGTTCCAGTTCACGAATGCCCGCCTTGTCGGCGTTGCAGGTATCCAGCGCATCAAGTAATGAATCCGTCCAGACAGCCAGCCCTCCCCACGTCATCGGCCTGGCCGGTGGTGGCGGGACGTCAGTTTTTGCCGTCAGACTTTCGGGCAAGGGCTCCTGAATAATCTGCGGCGGCGACTTCTTCGGCTCGCTGGTACAGGCTGTCAGCGCCAGAAACAGGCACAGGAGAAGCGGCGCAGCCGTTACCGGCCAGTGCGGTTTTGATGTTTTCACGTCGGTGCTCTCCCGTTGCGGTGCGCTGCTGGTTTAGCTTCTTCAGCCCTGCTTCTACCTGGTTGACGTCATGGCGTAACGCCCTGACCTCGGTCAGCACGTCGCCGGTTTGCTTTAGTTCTTCCCGGGTGCTGGTTAACGATTTTTCCGCCTGCTCGCGCTTATGGCTTTGCCACGCAAGGCCGCTGACGGCGGCAATCAGCAGGACAAACGTCACGATGGCAAGAATGGCGATCGCTTTCATTTCGCCCCCTTCAGCGCGGGGTCGGACAAGCACCACGCCTGAAAATCTTCCCGGCGGTTAACCAGTCCCTGCGAGCGCTTGCCGCCGGAGTTCACAAAGTCCGTCAACCGTTCGCAGACGCCCTTCCAGTTGCCCGCCTGCGCGTGGCGCCAGAGGGTGGTTCTCACCTTCTGGCCTTTGCCATTGGTGTACCAGCCCAGCCCGGTGCAGCCGACGTTAAAGTTTCCGTCGGTCATGCTTTCGAAGACCTTCTGCGGTGCGGCGGCGCCGTTAAACTCGCGGTTCGTGCACTTTTCGGCGCGCATTAAATCGTTAACCCAACGCTCGGCGATCTCGCCCTCGGCATACTGGCGATTCTCGACTTTTGAGGTGGAGCCGATCCCCACTGTCAGTACACCCGCCTGGCAGTAGTACGGGGTCTTGCGGCAGTCCTCGTACTTTGCCATCTTCAACTGCGCTTCCGGGCTGGTTCGCAACGCCTGCGGCCACAGCGTGGCGGCCAGCGAGATGATCGCGGCGATGGAACAGGCAATAATTCCCTTTTTCATCGTGGTGCCTCCCGGATGGTGCGGATCAGTTCTTTGACGTCCTGGCGGTTCTCGGTGTCGTCACGAATCGCGTCGATCAGTTCGTTCAGCAATGAGTTATTGGTTTCCTGAATACGCGCCATGCGGCGACGATGCAGCTCACCAAGCAGGGCGGCCGCAATACCGATCAGCACGCCAATGGCGGCCAGCCAGTCTTTTTGCGTCATGACGCCGATGCTGGTCAGTAGCGTTGACCATGAGTACGTCACGCCATTCCAGATGCGGTTGATTAGGTCCATAGCTGCACGGTCTCCTGTGTCGCTGGAGTGCTGATTTCCGGCAGTTCCACCACCTGTCCGGCGTCGAGAAATATCTGACCGGCCAGCGCTTTGTTCGCGGCGAGGACTTTCTCGGTCACGCCCTGCGTGGTGCCGTAGTGGCGCTGACACAGCAAATCCACGGTATCGCCCTGCAATGCCTGCACTTTCATCAGAATGCCTCCGCAGAATTGCGCACGGTGCCGCGAATGTCGGATATCGCCCAGCGAGCATCCCGCCACATATCATCGGCCTGTGAAGCCAGCGCGGCGGCACGTTTCTCACCTGCATCGCCGGTGGTATCCACGTCGCGGTTCGTGCCGAGGATGTGCGCGCGTGCAATGCTGAATACTGCCCGTCTGAAGCGGTGAACCTTCACGCTTTCATCGTTAACTCTGACCGCCGGGACGTCGGCCAGTTGGGTGTAACCCGCAGCGAGCTGGGCGGCCTGCCAGTCAGCGAGCTGATCGAGGGTGTGAGATACCCCTTCGATCACGGCTTGCTTCAGGCGCGAAGTGGTCACGGCGCCATTGATGCGCATCTCCATGCGCACATCGCGCAAGGCGATTTCCGGCCAGAACGACCCCGCAGTGACTTTCTCGCCACCGTCGTCAGTGTCCGGCACATCCTCCGCAGAGGGGGTAACAGTGCGACCGGCTACAAGGCTCATCGCGTCGTCTCCTGAATAGGTGGCGGTGAGCGGACGGAGAAAAGTAAACGCAATGCGTTGCAGATCTCCGCCCGCGCCGCCAGCGCACGGGGCGCAAGTCGGTTATTTTTTTGTGGCAGGCGCTTTTTTCGCTGTTGTTCTGCGCACTGTCGGTTTACGTGGTGCGCGGGTGCGAGCTGGCTTTGTCGCTGTGGTGCTGGCCGCTACTGCCGGATCTGACGATGCTGCAGCTTCGTCTGTGCCTGCGCCGTCCGTTGCGGTATCTCCGCCAGCATCGCCAACGCCTTCAGTACCATCGCCGCTGTCGGTACCATCAGCATCACCGCCCCCGCCTGCGCCCGCCTCTGCGGCGGCTTTTTTCACCGCACGGGCAAGGCGTTCAATCTCTTTTTTCACCCCGGCGCCCGCGTCCAGGGTCAGCGCCTGACGCAGCAACGCCAGCGCGATGGCCTGTTCTTCGGTTGTGCCGTTACGCAGCGCAAAGGCACGCGCTTTGCACAGCTTGGCGCGAACTACATCAGGCATATCGCTGCCGGCGGTAAAGTCCGCGACGTCATCGAGCACCGCCAGATATGGCGTAACGTCGGTGGTATCGTCGGCCTTGACCTGCACCAGAATCGGATCGCAGATTTCATCGACCAGGATGGTTGCGGCTGTACGGTTGAAGCGGTCAGGCATCAGCAGACCATGTGCCACGACATAGCGGCCAATACGTGCGGCGAGGACGTAATCACCGGCATCAATCGCCCATACCATCAGGGTGACAATCACCTCATCCTGTCGGCCACTGTCGCCGTCGAGCGTCCCCTCGATCCAGCCCTCGTAATGGGGTAGCAACTGGCGTTTCATCGCCGCTTTCGCCTGGTCAGACTGCACTCGCTTTAATGCACTCTGATCCATGCGCAGCCGGTGCATGATCTGCTCGTGCGCTGTCCGCGCGGTATCCGACTGCTCGTCGGTTTTGCCATGACGTTCAGCCATGACGCGTTGAAAATGTCGTTGTGCCGGTGTCAGCATTGACTCATCCCCGAATAACAGCGGGCCGTGGCCCGCCCTGTGCGTGATTACTGCCCGCCTGCCGGCGCTTCAGCAAAAGTGATGCCGTCGATAAAGGCCACTGCGCCGTAGTCTTCAACAATGAAGTCATCGTTAGAGGACTGGTACGTTGCCACTCGGTTGTATTCCGGTTCCTCTTTGATCGTCCGGCGCAGGCCGCCGCGCTGGTAGTAGATCGAGAGGTTTTTAAACGGCGTGATGAGGATGGCGTTACCCGGCATGTAAGGCGCGATAAAGGTCGGCATGTTGCCAACGCGTTCCTGCGCCACAATCAGCTGGCCGGCCAGCATCTCGGTGTTCGGGTTGGTCTGGCTCATGGCGTTGATGGTCGGGAAATTGCTGGTTGTCAGCAAATCGCCGGACAAAATCACCACGTTGTCGGGGTTACGCTTGTGCCATTCATCCATGAGGCTGTTTTTCGCGTCATAAACCGCAGCGCCAATGTTGCCGTATGTGCCTTTCGCAGTGATTTTGTTGTCTTCATCACGCGACGTGATCGTGACACCGGTAATACGACGGTGCGCCGCTTCGTTGCGGATTTTTTGCAACCAGCCAATGCCACAATCCTGCAACAGCGGATTCGCTGCGCGGTCTGACGGGTCGGCGTAACTGACGCCGTTAAAGCCGATCATAATACGGTCGAGCGACATCTGACGGGCCATCGCCGAGCTAATCAGCGGCTGGAAGTTCGGCTGATGCGCCCATGCATCCATCTGCGCATAACTCACGGCGTAGTCGTAGTTGGTTTTGCGGCACAGATAGTTATACGGATCCATCTTGTCGTTAGCGCCGGGATTACGACGGTTGGTGGTGCTGTTGTTGACGCCCGCCAGCGGGCCTTTGCTGCCGATCAGGATTTTCTGACCGATCTGCTCTTCCACGCCAAAGACGTTAATCAGCTTCAAAAAGGCATCATCCTGCTGTGCGGCAGCTTCAAGGCGCTGCTGTACAGTCGGGTCAACGCTGAACTGTGCCGCAACGGCGGCGGCGCTGACGCCATTAAGCTGCGCCTGGCGGGCAACGTAGCTGTCAAACAGCTTACGGGTAGGGTTTCTCATGTGCGGGATCTCTCGTTATGGATATCAGTAGTCAGCGAGCTGCGCGCTGTCGCCGCCGCCAGCTGCCGGGCGCTGGCTGAAGTTGCCGTCCGTCCCTTCAAGTTGCTGACGCAGTGCGGCCAGGTCAGTGGTCAGTTTCTGGATGGCGGCCTTGTCCTGCTGGCGCTCCTGTTCGGCAGTACTGAACTGCTCGCCAAGATCAACCTGAGACTGCGCCACCGCTTCAACAGCCTGATGCACCTGACCGAAGCGCTGATCGTCGGTTTTCTGGCCCTTACCGAGAATGCCCATTACGCGGTTAAACCACTGCTTGCCCTCATCACTGCGCTGGGCGGCCAGTTCAATCACTTCGGCCTCGATCGCCTCGGTGATCATCGGCGCTTCCACCTGCTGGTTGTTGAAGGCCATCACCGAGGCGCGTTGCTGTGCCGCAAACTTCAGGCGCTCAGTCCCCAGGCTTGCCGGGGTGTCGGTCATCGCCAGGCCCATCATGTAAGCCTTGCCGTTAAGGGCAAACTGCGGATGCAGCTCAATACTGGAGTAGACCTTTTGACCTTTATCGGTCATCTGCTTCATGCGCTCGGAGGGTTCGATCTCCGCATAAAGTCCAGTGCGACCGGCCAGCGGCCCTTCGGTAATATCCTCGGCGCTCAGCGCCACAACATCCCCCATCGCGCCAAAATCGCTGCCGGGATACGGGGAGAGAATATGCTCAATGTTGACGCGTGCGGCGTACACCTCAAGGTTGTAGTTCGCCGCTGCGTCGCGGAGGTGCTGCGGCTGGATTTCGCGGCCATCGACGGTATTCCCGGAGACGGCAACGCGAAACTTCTTACGGGGTTTAGCTGTGCCTGCCATGTTCGTTTACTCGCTGGTTTTTTGAGTTCCCGGAGATGATGGCAGGCGGTGACGCACGCGCTCAACGCGTTGTTGTTGTGAGGGAATTGCCACAACCAAAAGCGGGCGAAAGGGTACGCGCGCGCGGGTTAATCTCCCCGGCAGGAAGCGAGGAGGACAAATGGCGATTGAAGAAGCATTCATCATGCAGCGTGCGCGGCAGCTCTACTGGCAGGGATACCCGCCAGCGGAGATCGCACGCCTGATGGGTATTAACCCGAACACGGTGTACTCATGGAAAAAGCGTGACGAATGGGACACCACACCGCCGATCCAGCGCGTCACGACGTCGATTGATGCCCGACTGATCCAGCTCACCAGTAAGGACACAAAAACCGGTGGCGACTTCAAGGAAATTGACCTGCTGACGCGACAGCTCAAGAAGCTGGACAACGGCACGCCAGTGACGCAGCCGAAGAAGAAGATCCGCAAGAAACAGAACTTCTTTTCAGAGGCACAGATCTCTGCGCTGCGGGCCAATATCATTGACTCGCTGCACTGGCATCAGAAAACCTGGTATGAGAACCATCACCACCGTAACCGGGCCATTCTGAAGAGCCGGCAGGTCGGCGCAACCTGGTACTTTGCCCGAGAAGCGCTACTGCGTGCGCTGTCTGATGACGTGAAGTACAAGCATCAGCTCAACCAGATATTTCTGTCGGCGAGTCGTCGCCAGGCGTACCAGTTCCGCAGCTTTATTCGCGCCGCAGCTGCTGAAGTTGATGTTGAGCTAAAGGGCGGTGACATGATCCAGCTGTTCAACGGCGCGGAGCTGCACTTTCTCGGCACGTCAGCCGCAACCGCGCAGTCGTACACCGGCAACCTGTACTTTGACGAATTTTTCTGGGTCGGGCAGTTTGCCAACCTGAAGAAAGTGGCCGGCGCGATGGCGACCCTGAAGGGATTGACGCGCACCTACTTCTCCACACCATCGGCTGAAAGTCACGAGGCGTACCCCTTCTGGTCAGGTGAAGCCTTCAACAAAGGCCGCAGCCACGGTAAGCGCGTGGAGTTCGACACGTCCTGGAAGACGCTTAACAGCGGGTTGATGTGTCCGGACAAAATCTGGCGCCAGATTGTCACGTTGCAGGATGCGGTCGATAACGGCTGGGATTTGACTGACATTGACGAAATCCGCGACGAAAACAGCCCTGAAGAGTACGACAACCTCTACGCCTGCACCTTCATCAAAAATGGTGAAACCGCCTTTGACTACAACATGCTGTTGAGTTGCGGCGCGGACGGTTACGACGAGTGGCCGGACTGGAAGCCCTACGCTATGCGGCCAATGGCCGATCGCCCGGTGTGGATTGGCTACGACCCTAACGGGTCCAGCGGCAAAGGTGATAGCGGGGCCATCTCTGTTAACGCGGCGCCGCTCATCCCCGGTGGTAAATTTCGTACCATCGAGACGCAGCGCATACGCGGCATGGAGTTTGAGGCGCAGGCCGCCATGATCATTAACATGCTCACGCGCTACAACGTGCAGCACATCGGTATCGACGGCAGCGGCATCGGTGAGGCGGTGTATCAGCTCGTGAAGAAGCGATTCCCTGCGGCGGTATGCTACCAGTTCTCGCCAGCCAGTAAGCGCATGCTGGTACTGAAAATGCTGCAACTGGTTCGCGCCGGTCGCTGGGAGTATGACCGCGGCGAATACGACTTGATCACCGCTTTCAGTGCCGTGCGTAAGGTGGTCACGCCCGGCGGCGTCATCACCTACGACACCGACCGTACCCGTGGCGCGAGTCACGGCGATCTCGCCTGGGCGACCATGCTCGCCACCGTTAACGAGCCGCTGGGTCAGGAAGGCGGCAACACTATGACTGTTATGGAGTACTGATGAGCAGACGAAAATCCCCGCGCGGCAGGCAGTATGCCAGAGAGCAAGCCGATCTTGCCGACGCATTGAAATCAGCGCCCGGCCTGAGCGCGTTCACGTTCGACGGCCCCTGGCCGGTTACCGGTGCTCATGATCTGCTGGATAGCATGTACTGTGCCGACAATGGCCGGTACTACGAGACGCCGATTAGCTGGTACGGGCTCGCCCGTCAGTTCGGGTATGCGAGCTGGCACCAGTCGGCGCTGTTCTTCAAGCGTAACGTACTGGCCGGGTGCTTTATCCCGCATAAACTGCTATCGCGTCAGTCGTTTAGTTCGTTCGCGCTCGACTGGTTTGTGTTCGGCAATGCGTACCTTGAGATGCGCCGCAACCGCCTGCATGGGCCAATGGGTTTTCGTAACTCACTGGCGAAGTACACCCGGCGCGGTTCCGACCTCGACACTTACTGGTTTATTCAGTCCGGGCTTACCGATCATCAGTTCGAAACCGGTTCAGTGTGTCATGTGCTCAACCCGGACATTCACCAGGAGATCTACGGCATGCCGGAGTATTTCGCCGGCCTGCTGTCGGCCAACCTGGCACACTCAGCCGATAAGTTCCGCAAGCTCTACTACGACAACGGGTCGCACGCAGGCTGCATTGTCTACGTTAACAGCTCGATGGCCGATCAGGAGAGCATTGACAGCCTGAAGAAAACACTGACTGATACCCGTCGCGGCGGGGCATTCAAGAACGTCCTGCTGCATGCTCCAGGTGGCGGTAAAGACTCGGTGCAGATCCTGCCCTTCAGTCAGATATCGGCGAAGGATGAGTTTGTCGGCGTGAAGTCCTCTACGCGCGATGACATGCTGGCTGCTCACCGCGTGCCGCCCCAGCTGATGGGCGCCATCCCTGAAGGTAACGGATCATTCGGCGACGTCGAGAAGGCAGCAAAAGTCTTTGCTGTTAATGAGCTGACACCGGTCATGGAAGCGATGAAGCATGTTAACGACTGGCTGGGCGAAGAGGTGATCCGCTTCAACCCTTACGCCCTGCTCGCGCAGTGACACCAGGCGGCACCGCCATTCCCGGCGGTGCGGTACCGACCCACAGCACCACCATTCCTGGCCATATCGGCCAACCCGCAAAACCTCAACGTCATATCCCCAACCAGACGCCGCCAACGCCATTCTGAAGGCCGATCACGCCGTCGCGGGCCTGATGCACCGCGATGGTGCACTCCCGGCAGACGGCTTTTGGCGAGGTATGCCGACCCCTTCCCTACCCCCAAAGCGCGCGCTTGCTCCCCCGCCTCGCCTGCGCGCTAAACGTGCCTCTTTTTGTGCACTTTTCGCGGACCGCCCAGGCCCCGTCAGTGCTGGGGCTGCGGGGCAGGAATAACTTTTCAAAAATTGTGCAAATTTGTGCAGCTTCTTGCAACCCTGAAGCCCGCTTTCTATGGTTCATTTGAGAGCAAAGTAAAAACCTAGCATAGAAAAACACCCAAGCGGGAGAGCGGTACCCACCATCATAAAAAGCCGCCTTATTTTGGCGGCTTTTTATGATGGTTTCAAAAACTCCACTATATATCTAAAATATTTTATCAAACCAAATGCGCCCCCCCCAGACTTTCTGTATAGATTCTAAAACCAGCATACCTCGCAGGTCATTTCGATTTTGTGGCTTCAAATTCCTCAATTAACTTTTTTGCAAAAGTCGTTTTAATTATTTTAGCAAAAGGAATTCTAGTGGTTATCTGAGGCACGGCATCTATTGGCAAAACCGCCTGTGCACTGACAACTCCAACTAATTTTCCATTCTCAATAACCGGACCACCACTGTTGCCAGGATAGATACTCATATCACACCAATAAAATGGTAATAATGTGTGTAACATGGAAACTCTCCCCCATGAAAAAACAGGTAACGAAAAATAATTTGACGCTCTGTGCGCAGAGACAGAGTCCAGATTAAATGTTTCTATCAGTGATGTAGCGCCAGGAAAGCCAATAGTAAAAATATCAGCCCCTTCTTCGGTTGGGCCATCTTCAATTAGGTCCGATGGAACTGGGATGTATCCTATCGCTTCCAGTTCATCGGCAAAATCTTTAGTTGTATAATCATCCAAAGATATAATAGCCAAGTCCAAATATGGATTCGAAAAAGAATATGGTCGAGAATCAACAGGCCCTGCTGAAAGACATATTAATGACTGCTGTTCTATTACGTTCTTACCTGAAAGAACCTCATCTAATGACGGCACCCTAAAAATATAGCTAAATATTGTATTAAGAGAACTATTCCGCGCATCCTGCAGGCGTTTATTTTTAATGTCTTCTGTAAAATTGGCTACAAGTTTCTCTTCAAAATTTAAATATCCTTCAGCGTAGATCTCATCAAAAAGCACATGCCTAGCTGTCAATAAATATCTCTTTCCATTATGAGAAACAAATAACGCTGTACCACGAACCCTGACATCACGAAATTTAAAGTAAGTTTCCTCTATGTATTCATCCGGTGTTATTTCAGCCTTACTAAGTTTCTTACCAAGCTCCGCTATTTCATCACGTCTATCATAATAACTCTTACTATCTGTCGCGCACTCCAGATGTATTACAGCTTTTTTCCATTGTTCATTCATAATTCTTCCCCACATTAAACAATCAAAAACAACACAATAACACCCTCATGAAGAATGTGTTATCATTTACATTTAATATTTACACCAAATAACAAAAAAAATATTAAAAAACTCAATACTTTTACAGTCATAAATTTTTTCCGCAAGAAACTTGACGTGTATCTTTTTAGCCTAGCGCAAAACTAATGCATCTGCCACAGATTGCAACTAATCTGCCCCTTCGTCATTACTTGGTAGCAACGTTCCAGCGATTGATCAGATGCCACACCACCATATATTCGGAAGTTGGTTTATCCTTCTCGCCTGCCCGCCATACCCTCACTTCACGCAACCGGCCATTGTCCGCCGCGAGCAGGCCGGCGCCGTGGCGAACTCGGGCGCCGCCGGCGATTGACCGCACAACCTCATCGCTGACGAAAATCCGGCAGTCGCGGAGCTGTGCACCGATACTGGCGATCATCTCTTCGGAGATGCCGTGTTTCTGCGTCGCTTCTTTTTGCTGCGCCTGGCGCAATGCGGCCTCTGCTTTTTTCTTCTGATATTCCGCAACCGCAGCGGCATAGTTATCTGCGCGCCGCTCTGCCTCGATCCGCAGTTGTTCGCGCCAGCGGCGCTCCGCCTCTTCCGGCGTCAGGCTCATATCTTTCGCGGCGGTAACTTTTGGCCCCCATGTCAGCGCAGTTTCGTCATCAATCGACGTGCGCAGGCCGCGCGCGGTGCGCGTGAAGGCTTGATCTGAGCTTTCGCGGGAGGATTTTCTTAGCCTGCTGGTGATCTCCTGCCTTTGCTGGCGTGAATATCGCCTCAAAACATCGATATTCAGCGGAAGTTCTGTCACTGAACTGTCGTCGGGCGCGGTTTTATCCGCTGGCACCGCCGTTTCTGACGGTGGTTTTTCGTCCAATCCGGCGCGCCCCGTACAGTTATTGACAGAACTCCGAGGGGCCGCTGCGCGGCCTTCTAAGGTCAAGACCTCGATCGGCGATGGCTTACGCTTCGGTACAATTTTGTAATCTGTTGTGCGGGTATAAATGACGGATTCACGGATGGTAAGAGGGCAATAGACGCCGGTTATCTTGGCGACTGTGTCACCATAATCATTGCCTTCTTCTGTGTATTCGTAACTGAGACGAACACGCAGACAGTCGCGAGATACTAACGGGCCACCCTGAGCATGGTTATACCCCGGCCAGTCCGCCGCATCGGCGGCTGCTCTTGCCTCTTCGATTTCGGGGTGCAAAACCAGCTCGCGGTTGCCTAACCGGCGCAGCTCTCGCCAGGTAGTAACGGGCGCACCGCCGATCTGTTGAAACTGGCGGATATTCCAGCGCGATGCCCACGCCCGTACGCGCTTTGCCATCTCTTTGACGGACTGGCCTGATTCGTCGTCTAGCTCGCCATCCATGCCGTAACCGTCGATATTTTTAGAAATGTACTTCGCGATATAGCCCGTTGCGCTACCGTGCTCCGCTTCAATAGGTTTTGCGGTAAAGCGATACTCTTCGGCACCCGGCTCGTGACCGTCTTCCTTTAGTGCATATTCATGAAAAATATCAGTGGCAAGCTCCACCTCTTCAGGACGTAGAAAAAGTAAAAGATGCCAGTGCGGGGTTGCATCGTGATGCGGTTCAGCAACACGAAATCCGAAGGTGCGTATCTTCTTACGCCCCCATTTTGCACGGACACGCGCCCAGACTTTGCAGAGGTATTTCTGCGTTTGTCGCGGACTGGCATCGCGATATTTGTCATTGCGCTTGCCCGATTTTACGTGCGTAGAGTGATAGCGAGACGGTGCGGTTAGCGTGTAGAACATGCCGACCAGGCCCATTTCCTTTGCCATATCCTCAAATCCGCGCATACGCGTCATCAGCTCGGCGCGGGCGTTTTTAGGGTTGGACGTGCTCCCCATAACCTTGTCAAGCAACGAGGTGCGCTCGCCGGTATCCTGATCCTCAAGTTCCATCGCCTGAAGGTATTCAAAGTTCGCTTTTTTCTGGGCTATCCATTCCTTGAAGCACGGATCAGAGCAGTACGGCGAAGCCACCTTGCTGACATAGCCCGCGGCGATCATGAGGTGCTCGCGCCAGCAGTCGTGTATCCGGCGGATTTTACCTAACCACCACTTTTCCGACTGAAGGCGCGCAACGGCACGCAGTGCCTCTTCGGCTTCCAGCTCTTCATCGCAATACCGCCCCCATGCAGGGATCGCGATATTGAGTGCCATCGCCTTGCTTGCGATGTAGCCGTAAGCGTAGAGCGTGGAAAATTCCACATCGGCGGTCTTCTCGTACTGGAAATCAAACTCGCGCATAAACTCGCTTTTCATCAGGTTTGCGAGCTTATACGCCAGTCGTTTCAGGCGCTTTTTGTCTGCCCAGGGCAGCAGATGGAAGTCATCGCGAAGGGGAAGCAGGATCGCCGGCAGCGCGCTTTGTGGCAGATATTGGGCGTTTACCGCATCGACGCGGCGTAATACATGGCGCTCAAATGTGCCGAGCAGCCAGCGCACGGCCTCTTTTGGATCCCGGCGTTCGATGGATTCCAGACGCAGAGAGAATCGCTTGCGGATAAACGCAGGTAGGGTTTGAAGGCGGCGGCGCAGGTAGTGAGTACGGCCTTTGCGGTCGAACGCTTCCCGTGCAGCCCCTTCGCGCGGACGCATGGGGGCGCGATAAACTGTATCGACCAAATCCGCATAGGCGAGCGTCCTCCGCTCGCCTTTCGGGGTGAGATACTCAATTGCAGAATCTGCGGCGTCGCTGGGGTTAATTGCCTGCCGCTTTGCGTTCCAGCTCCATGCCAATACAGCGGAATCAGGCATAATCCACCGCCGCCATATAGGACTTTATGAACGCTGTCGCCGCTTCAATGTTGATAGCGTTTCCGTAGGTGCGCAGTCTTCCCACTCTGGCGGGAATCCCATCAGCCAACGGGAATGATTTGGGTCTAACTGGCCTCCACCATCCATCCCGGCCATAGAGCCAGTCAGCATCTCTCCAGAAGCCGTTAACCGGACCGGGCCGCATAACGCCGCTACATCCTGCAGCCGCTTCTGAATCTTTGTTCCATTGTCGCGATACGTCCGCATAGCTTCTTGCGGGCATGGTGAACGATCGTTGCTCGTGGTTGGCGTCGGCCAGCCCGCTAATTGCGCAGCCACGTCCAGCCTGTCCGTTGATAGCCTCCCGTTGCGGATCCGTCCGCCCTGATAACCGCCCTTCCCGTCCGTTGCCGTCGGTGTGGGCCAACCCGCTAATAACGCGGCTGTCTGAAGGTTTACCCCCCCCCCCTGTCGGTTGAAGTTCCCCGCGCCCCTCCCATTGCTGGCGATCGGCGTCGGCCACCCAATAAGCCCTGTCTCGCTGGTGCGGCGCGCCGACGCTCGCAGACGGAAACGCAACCGCCCCGAAGGCATAGCCCAGGGCTTCCACATCAGCTTGTACAAGGTCGATCCATTCGTTCGCGTCAGCGCTGCCAGATTGTTCGCCAAAGACCACGACAGGGCGGCGCTGGCCGACAAGCCAATGTGCGGAGGGCCATAAGTGCCGCTCGTCAGCAAACCCAAGTCCCTTGCCTGCCTGGCTGAAAGGCTGGCAGGGGCATGATGCTGTCCATGCCGGGCGACTGTCGGGCCATCCTGCGCGACGCAGGGCGAGCGACCATCCGCCGATCCCGGCGAAGAAATGACACTGATTGAATCCGATAAGGTCATTTGGGGTTACATCCTCAACTGATCTGGTATCAACGACGCCCGGCGCAATATGGCCGGCGTCGATAAGGTTGCGCAGGTGCTGTGCTGCGTGAAGGTCTATTTCGTTGTAATAAGCGACCACGGCGCCTCCCACACCACAGAGAAAACACGAAAGGCGAGATAGCCCATCGGGAGCCAGAACAACAGCGAGCAGAGTGCGCCGTAGATAACAAGGTTTCGCCAGAACCGGCGGTAATTGGTTTCGTTCATTTGCGGGTCCTTAGAATGGCAATTCATCTTCATCGGCAAAGTCGCTATCCAGACCCACGACAGGGATCGCTACGGTGTCGCCCGGCTGAATTGCGCGGGCCTCTTGTTTCGTGCTGACGGTGATATCAGTACGCAGGTATTCACCACCGGCCATCACCTCAACTTCCACCATCCAGAAGTCGTTAATCGGCCAGTACTCGATCACCCGAGTAACAACGGCATCAATCGCGTTCATCAGAATGGCTCCCCGTTATCGAAGCCGGCGGCCATATCAAACCCGATCCAAATCTCTGTCGGCGCTAAGCATTCCTCGACGTCTTCGCAGCTAGCGCAACTACGCGTGTAGCAGTCGACTGAATCAGGAATCACGCCGATCACTTCACCGGCCATATCGCGGCTTTTGGCGCTGACAGAGCGGCGGACGCTGAAGGCGTGGAGATTGAAAGCGGAATAGATCTCGCGGGTTTCGGGGTGTCACTGTTGGATATCACCGCGCGGGTGCCGTGCTGGCGATGAGCATCGAGCAGGGTTGCAACCAGGTCGCGGTGATCGTCCAGGGTAAATGGCTTGCCGTAGGCGGTGAAGTTGGCGGTTTTGCTGGCCGGGATATAGGGGGGGTCGCAGTAAATAACCGCGTCATATGCCAGTTGCATAACGTCAGTGATGGTGTGACGAAAATCGCCATCAATGAAAACGGCTTTTGTGTCGTTGGCCTTTTCGGCAAAGCGGCGCATTTCATCAGCCGGAAAGTAAGGTGCGGCATATTTCCCGAACGGGACGTTATGATCACCCTTCTGATTAACGCGATATAGCCCGTTAAAACTATGGCGATTCAGGTACAAGAATAAAGCGGCAAACATCAGTGCGTTATCAGGATTTCTCGTATCGTCCCAAAGCGTGGTGTTAAAGAGTGCTCGGCGATTGTAATAGCGCTCTTCGTTGTTGCCGCCTAGGAACATTCCGCGCGCGGTGCCGATCAGTCTCTCGGTGTCGGAGGTTAATACGCGAAAGAAATTGATCAGCGCGCGGTTGCTATCGCAGAGGACGTAGCGGCGGTATTCCGTATTCATAAATACGGTACCGCTGCCAACGAATGGCTCAATCAGGCAATCAGCTTTCGGCAAGTGCTTCAGCAGCTGCGGCATCACGCGGGTTTTACCGCCCGCCCACTTGATAGGTGACTTAATCACTTTTCACCTCTATTGCGTTGTATTTCTGGATCAGCGGGTCAAGCACCAGATTCATCAGGTTAACGAGGGTCTTAGCGGCCTCCGGACTTTCCAGCACACCGATCGCTGTCGCGTTCGCGAGATTGATAGTTTTGGCTTCGTGCAGGGCAGCCAATGCACCCTGAACGTATTCAGGTGATCGGTTCATTTGCGGTATTCCTGGTTGTAGGTTTTGTGGGTCATCAGCCGCCACTGCTGGCCGCCGTTCTTACTGAGCAAGCGCCAGCGGCGACCAATACGGATCACGAGATAGGCATGCGGCTTGACGCGGGAGAAATTACGCTGACCGCGGGCGAAGCATTTCAGGGCGGCTAGCGCCCTGGTGCAGACTGGCAGCGGTGCGCTGCATATGACGGAGAGACGCGGATACATGGCGGCCCTCACAGCGATTCAAGGTGCGGGGAGGTCAGGCGCTGCCAGATCTCGCAAACCTGCTCGGCCTGATAGATGGCGTCGGTTAAGGCGTTGTGTGCGACTGAGCGACGCGGGTGGGGGGCGTAGCCGATAGCACCGGCAACGGCAAGCAATGAGCGGAAGCAGTATTCATTCCAGTAAATCCACGGCAGCATGGAAACGCCTTCGAGCGATGAGCGCTCAAATGCAGATTTGAGGATCGGAAAGTCAAGCGAACCGCCCTTGCACCAAACCTTCAGGTTCTTTTTCGTGGTTTCAGGGAATGCGCCGCTAATGAAGTTCGCGAAATCCAGCATCACATCCAGCTCGTGCGATTTTGCGGCTACCAGCTCGCTGATAGGTTCCTTATCCTGGCGGAGCCACCACATCACTGTGTCGGCGGAGATATCCGCGCCACGGCTCTGCGAGGTGCGCGGATCAATGGTCTGATAGAACGACGGGCCGATCTTCCCGGTTGATGGCTCGAAAAACACCGCACCAATCGCGCAAATCACCGCGTTCGGTCGGGTGCTGAGCGTTTCAATATCGATCATTAAGTGGTTCATTGTTTAATACCCTCACTGATTGGAAGTTCGCGGCTGCTGATCCACCGCTCGATTGATTGATAAATCTCGTCCGGGGTGGCGCTTTCCTTTTTCAGCTGACCGACATAAATACGCAGTAAGCCCAGCAGGTGCGCGCGTTCGTGTTTCCGTGCGTTGGCGCTTATTTCCACAAACTCCGGATCGCTAATTCCGCCATCCAGTTTTATTGATGTGATCGACATGGCGACCTCCTGAAAAAGGCAAAACGAATCCCCGGCAAAATGAATGCCGTTGCTTTTAATGCTGGTTAATTAGTGTTTGGGGCGCGACTTTCTTTTAGCCAACTTGAATAACCTTTCGTGCCAGTAATACATAAAATCAATAAATGTCATTCGCGCACGCTCATGATTACCGCGAATTGTTTTCTCCAGACCGTAAATAATTAAGTCAATTGACGGGCTGTTAGAGCTGATTGTAATACGGGCACCATTTCTCAGGTGGACAGTGAAACCCTGCTCAGCGTTTTCTATCGCCTCGCGGATCAGCATTTCACGCTCCCATGATGTTCTCTCTTCGCTGAAGATACTCATACAGCAAGCTCTATCGCGGCTGGAGACGGTATCTCGCCATTCATGATCGCGCTAACGAACGGGCGCAGATCACTAAGTGCGTCGTCATCATTCATGCAGAAGGCGGCACCATAAATATGCTGGACGCCACTGGCTAATACACCGTAATGCGACTCACGGCCTTGCGGGTTGTTTTCCAGATTGAAATAATAATCTTCCAGCATTTTATTAATCTGCTCAGCATAAAGGCGTTTCATTTCCCGTTCTCCTTATGATTAATAAAACGGTGATTGGTAATAATGCGATCTATCGTTTTACGTGCTTCCGATAAAGCAAAGTCAATTCCAAAAGAATCACCATCTTTCATAATTTGATAACGCTTCTTACCTACCCTGCGCGGTAATACACGGATGGTGAAGCCGCAACAAATTCCGGCGTGCTTATTTATCCAGGTGACCTTGGGTAAGTTATCGCGCGTAATTCCACTCCCTTTCAGCATGACTATCCCCTTTAGTTCATTGACTCAACAAAGCGCTCGGCTTTGTAGCGGGCGTTCATGTAGATGGCGAGCAGGTTAACTTCCCGCTTTGCTCGTGGGCGCGCCTGAATGATCGGTAAACGGCCATCGTCTGCGCGATGTTGAACTGCCTTCAGCGTTAGGCCAGTGCGCTTCGCGTAGTCGGCCAGGGACTCAGAAACACGATCGCCAAATGGGTAATCACCCGGCAAATCCCTGATTTCAGGTGGCGTAGTGGCTCTTCTTGCGTTTCTTGCCATGTGTTATCCTGCCTTGTTTGGGTAGTTTGGGGTTTTATTGGTTCATTATCATGAACCAACTTTAGATCATAGGAATGAACCATGTCAAGCGAGCTAAGTGAGAAACTAAAGCTGATCAGGGAAGCAGAGGGTTTAAGTCAGGCAAAATTCGCCGATTTAACAGGTATTTCCATAAGCACGATTAAGAAATATGAGGTTGGGATAATGGAGCCTGGAGGAGTTACGCTGAGAAAAATCACAACTCACGAGTCCTTCAAAAAATACACCTTGTGGCTAATGAGCGATGAAACCAATGAAGCATCCGGTCAGATAGCTCCGGCTCTCTCCCCTGATGGGCAAGACAGCACATCGAGCCGCCGAGGCGTGAAGAAGGTTGGCTAACTGCTTTAAACATAATGGAAAGATGGGGCAAAGGTGGGATCTGTCATGAGAGGGGGATTTTTTGGTGAGTATTAAATCTCTTAAAGATGGCTATATGGTTGATATGCGTCCGCAGGGTCGTGAAGGCCGGCGTATACGCAAAAAATTCCCAACCAAATCCGAAGCGCAACAATATGAGCGCTGGATCTTGTCCTCACAACACGGGAAAGAATGGCTGGATAGGGCCCCCGACAAGCGTCCGTTCTCCGAACTCATTGAGCTTTGGTGGCGTATCAAAGGCCAGACCATGAAATCAGGTGAAAGTACCCGCCGGAAACTTGAGCGCGTTGATGAAGCGATGGGTTTCCCCACCACTGACCGGATGAATAAGAATACCTGGGCCGAATATCGCGGAACCCGATATGCAGCGGGCATTAAGGCTAAAACGCTCAACCGCGAACAGGAAACGCTCTCTTCTCTGTTCGGTACTCTCATTGAAACCGGGAATTATCACCACGAAAACCCCTTTAAAGGCGTGTCTCCATTAAAAGTTCACGCGCATGAAATGGGCTATCTGCTGAAGTCGCAGATTAACCAGCTATTGACTACCCTGCCCGAGCCGGAAAACCTCGCGGCGCGATTAAGTCTGGCGACCGGCGCCCGCTGGGGTGAGGTCGTTAAACTAAGGCGAACACATCTTGCTCATTCAAAAGCGATGTTTATTAACACCAAGAACAGCAAAAACAGAACCGTGCCTGTTAGTAATGCGCTGTTTGATGAGCTGTGCGAGCGAGGAACGGGCGATATTTTTGCGGACGTGGATTACGAGCTACTGCGCAGAACTATCAAACAGGTGGCCCCTGATCTGCCCGACGGCCAGGGGGTGCATGTGCTGCGGCATACCTTCGCCAGTCATTTCATGATGAACGGCGGCAATATTCTTACCCTGCAAAAAATACTTGGTCACTCAAACATTCAACAAACAATGGTTTACGCGCATCTTGCACCCGACTACCTACAGGATGCGGTTCGCTTTAATCCTCTGGAGAACTAATTTATGGAACTAGATGATTTTTCCTTTATGGATCGCGACCTTACCGAAGTAGAGCGCGATCATATGAAAATATTACAGCAGATCACACCTGAACTATTTTCGGAGTTTTTAACTGCAAAAAATACAAAACAATTCTGCCTTTCCTGCGGCCGCCTACAGTTATTTGTACCTCATACCACAATCCACAAGGTCGATCCCGATTCACCAGAGCATACTGATGCTGATGACTGGAGTTATGTTACGCCAAACCACAAGGATAATGAGGCAATTAGTGTTTATGATGCACGCTATGAAGTAACTTGTTCGCACTGCGGCTTTACCTCTCTTTATTCCGCCTACTATGTGGCTAGATGGGCCAAAGAAAAGGGTCTGATATCTGCGGGGAATCTCTAAGTGGCTGCCCTTAAAAGAGATCGCGGGATGACGCTGCTGAGCGGCGGAAAGGGTGGTAATGATTTTAACACTGATTTACCCTCGCATAGCGGCGGAGACGATGGTGGAGATGACATGCTTGATAAACTTGAAAGGCGAATTGAGAGGCTTGAAACTGACTCCTCGCTGGTAAGAATTGACCTTGCAACACTTACCGAACGCACAGGGAATCTCTCAACAAAAACAGATCTCGCCGAGATGAGATATGAGCTTAAGTCGGATAACGCTCGGGTAAAAGGCGAGATTCTCGAAGCAATGGACAGGCGCTTCGACGAACTTGATAAGAAAGCTCGCTGGAAATGGGGTAGCGTGATAATACCGCTTGCTATGAGCATTTTTACCGCAATTATCACACTGGTTGCAGCAAAGATTGGCGCTGGTATGTGATCCACAAAGTGTCCACACCCGCCGAGTTAGGGCGGGTTTTGGCGGGTAGTTTGAGGTTATCGAAATGCCAGAATTTCAGTAACTTATTGAAATACAGGCATATGCGATCGGCGGAGTGATCCGCCCCGGAATAAGTTACAGGGTCACAACTGGCACCCGCGGCGCCAGGGCGCACATCAGCTCATAGCCGACGGTGCCGCTGCTGGCCGCCACGTCGTCGATTTTAATCTCTTTGCCCCACAGCTCGACCGGCGCGCCGATCCCGGCCTGCGGACAAGGCGTTAAATCGACCGCCAGCATATCCATCGATACGCGTCCCACGGTAGTGGTGCGTACGCCATCCACCAGCACCGGCGTGCCGCTCGGCGCCACCCGCGGATAGCCATCGGCATAGCCGCAGGCGACGATGCCGATCCGCTGCTCCTGGCTGGTGCGGTACAGGCCGCCATAGCCAATCGCCTCGCCGGGGCGCAGGTTCTGCACGCCGATGATTTCGCTGCGCAGCGTCATGACCGGCTTCAGCCCGGTGTTGGCGATGTCCTGCCACTGCCCGGAAGGCGACGCGCCATACAGCACGATGCCTGGACGAACCCAGTCAAAATGCGCTTCCGGATGCCAGAGGGTCGCCGCCGAGTTGGCCAGCGAGCGCGGGCAATCCAGCCCCTCCGCCGCCTGTTCGATACGGCGCATCGGCTCGACAATTCCCTGCGGGTTCTCCGCCTCCGCGAAGTGCGACATCAGCGTCATCTCGCCGACGTTGCTTATCGCCCGCAGCTGCTGCCAGACGGTGTGGACCCGCTCAGGCATAAAGCCCAACCGGTTCATGCCGCTGTTCACCTTGAGATAGATATCCAGCGGCGCGCGCAGCTTCGCCTGCTGCAGGGCCTTAATCTGCCAGTTGCTGTGGACGCTGGTGGTTAAACGATATTGATCCAGCACCGCCAGCTCATCGGCATGGAAGAAGCCCTCCAGCAGCAGGATCGGGCCTTTCCAGCCCTGCTCGCGCAGCAGGATCGCCTCTTCCAGGTTGAGCAAGGCGAAACCATCCGCCGCGCTTAACGCACTCCATACGCGCGCCACGCCGTGGCCGTAGGCGTTGGCCTTGACCACCGCCCACAGGCGCGACCCGGGGGCCGCGCGACGCACTATCTGTAAATTCTGCCGCAAGGCCAGCAGGTCGATGCTGGCCACTACCGGACGGGTCAT